AAATATAAAAAAAATAACTTTATGATAAAAGTATCATAAAGTGTAAAATTTTTTATTCTCAATTAATTTCAGTTTCTATATCATGACAATTTGCATATCCTATACAAATTGCATCAGCTTCATCATCATTAACATCAAGATTATAATTTTCTTTTACAAATTGTATATCTTTTTCTTTTAATGTAGTTCTTTTAATTCCGCGCCCAGTTTTAATACCAATTGCCGCCCTTCAAGAACTAGGATATATTAATTCTAATTCTAAATTTTTATTATAAGCATAAATCATTAAAGCAATGCCACCTTGTAATCACATAAGAGCACGATGAGTTTTAAGATTTTGCATTCCATTTTCAGGTCTTACTTCTTCCGCAATTATTCTATTAGGTTGATATTGTTCTACTATTGTTTTTAATCCATTTATCATTACATTAATTCTTTTTAACAAATCTGTAGATGAAGAGGTAATACATCCAGAATCCATTAATAAACCATCTTTAAATATTGCCCAACCTGAACTTTTTGTACTTAAATCTAATGATAATAATATCATATTAATCAACTCCTATATTTCTTAACTACAGTATACTTAAAAATTTTTTAAAACGCAATTTTTATATAAAAAAAAGAAGTTAGTCTTTTTTTCTTTCACTAACTACTTTTACGAATTTTAAATGCCTATCATTATCTCCAGTCAATACTCTCATACGTTCACAATCAACATCTCATTTAAATCCAGGATTTGGAATCATATGTAATTGTCCATCTTCAATATGATTTTCTTCATAAGTTTTTAATGCTTGAACCGTATATATTGTATTAATTTCTTCTTTATATGTTGAAGGGTTTTTTATAATAAATTTATCTCAACTATCTGGAAGAGGCGTATAAGTAAATTTTAATTCACTTTCATAAATTTCTTTAATAGGAATATTTTTCATATCAAAATCTAATAAGAAACAATTTTCTTTATTTTTTAAACCTATTTCATCAAATACAGGACAATGAGTTACTATTACTGGAGTTCCCATACCCAATGCTTCTACAACCGAATAACAATATCCTTCATTATCTGATAATTGTACAAGATAATCTGCATTAGCAATAAAATTAGTAATATCTAATCTAGGTTTCATATATACTATATTAGGATTATCAATAGCATTAGTATCTGTTGTAAATATTGTTCATATATAAGGTATTCCTTCTTTATCAAGTGCGGCCGCAAGTTGTTCCATTCTATGTTTACCCTTTTCTTTTGATAATCTTGTTGCACTAATAAGATTTAATACTTTTTTAGGTTTTTCTATTTCAATTGGATTATAACTTTTTTCACATAATTTTCCAGTTACTTTTGTAAACGCTTTGCAAGCTAAATCACTAACTCCAATAAAATGATTTATTTTTGGAGAAAAACTTGCCATAAAATTAGGATTTGTTTTTGCAACTGCTTCATAATCTGCATGAACAACTAAATAATAATCTTTAGCATGAACATTTCCTATAATATCTGCACCATAATTAAAAAACGCTCTATCGCATTCAATTTGTTGCCCTGTAAATTTTATACATCGAACATATTTTTTTAATCTTTCAACTTGTTTAGCATCTGCATAACGATATATAATAGTTAAATCATAATCTTTATATTTTTTTGCTAATTGATATAAAAAAGTTTCTGTTCCACCTATAACATTAAGATAATAAAAATAATAAATATTAGTAAAATGCATTATTTGTCACCTCGTTTTGTTAAGGAGTTAGGAGTATCATTATAATAATATAAAATTTTATGAATATGAGCTTTTTTACCTTTTCTAACTTTTTTATTAAAATCTAAGTCTTCCCCTACTCGTAATTTTGGATCAAATCTAACATTTCCAATTAATTCTTTTTTATAAATACAATCTCATATACAACAATTTCATTCTGGAGGTTCATCTGTTATTATAATAGAAAATGTATGTGATTCTCAACCAAAGTAACAATAATCAAAATCTTCTTGATTAATTTTATCTATTATAGTTTCTATATAATTAGTTTTGATCATATCATCACTATCTATAAATAATATATATTTTCCTTTAGCATTATCTAAACCGACATTTCTAGGGACACTACCTCCGCCGCTATTATTTTCGAGATGAATAACTTTTGCTTTTATATTATCTAATTTTTTTTCATGACATCCATCATCTATAATTATTCATTCTATTTCTTCTGTAAGTTGTGGTTCTAATATTTTTGCTAATTTTTTTGTTTGTGTTAATGTATTATAATAAGGAGTTATAATACTAATTAGAAAATCCTCGTTTGTCATAATCAATCTTGATACCCTCCTTTTCAAAAAATGGCACCACTTCTTTACATCATAAACCTTTAAAAATACCTGCTGGTTTCCAAGTTTTATATCCTCAATCAATAATATAATCACCACTATTAATATAATAATCAAAATTATAATTTTTTTGACCATATTCTATTGATCATGGATCACTATCAGTAGAAATAACTTTTATTAATTTATCTTTTTGTCATAATCCACATAACAAACTAACTTCATAAGAAGATCCATGTTTTCTTTTTTTAAAATCTATTAGATTAGTTTCTTCATCGGTATTATCAAATGATTTTTCAAAATTAAACATTGCAATATTTCCTTTTAAATTATCTATTGCATATTGAATTCTTTTTGTATCAACAGGTTCTCTAATAAAACAATCATCTATCATTAATAATATTTTATCATCATCAATTTCTTTTAAAGTTTCTCTTATTCTTTTAGTTCATAAATTTAAAGGATAATTTTTACTTATTGTTTTATAATATGGATTTTTTAATGTTTCTGTTGCATATATTACTTCAGGATGATTTGGATAATATTTTTCCATACAATGATGAAATGCTTTAAAAGTATCTTCATTTTTATCACAGCTTAATACTAATATTTTCATATAGCCTCCTTTATTAAATTTCAAAAGAAGATTTATTAGGAAATTTATCTTCAAAAAATTTTTGCATATTTTTTTTAATTAAAGAATAATCTGAATTTGCTTTATCTGTATCATTTAAGCAAACACATAATTTATTTTTTATATCTTCAAAATTTAAATTTTTATTTAAATAACAATAACAACTTGTATTAAAAATGTTTTTATCTAAAATTGCGTTTTCACATATTCTTTCTAAATCATCAAATAAATAAATTGTATAATGTTTTTCACTTCTAAAACGACTATAAGATAAAGCAGATAAAAATTTTTCTTTATGATTATTAATTATTTTTAATTCAAAATTTTTATCACATGCCATTTGTAAATGAGCTATACCATAAGTATAATTTTTTCCATTTAAATATTCTTTTTCTAATTCTAAATTATTATTTAATGCTCCTCAAAATGTTGCACCTGAACCTTTAGCCTCAAAAAATTCAAATGGTCTTTGATTATCTGGTAATACTGGTCTATCATTTTTAAAAAACATATCTTCAGGAATTGGATTTAAAAAATAACAATCATCGTTACTTCTAATATAATTTTTAGATAAATCTTTAATAAAACAAGTATAAAATTCAATAGGTCTATCATTAAAAGTAGGTAATAATTCTTTAGGAATATATTCTTCATGATAAACAATTCTTAATTTTGGATGATTTTTATTTAATCATTTAGGAATTTGTGTTTCACTTTGAACTATTAAAAATATCTTGTTTACTCATGAACAATTCTTTTCAACTCCTCTAAACCAATATTTGAACACATCTCATTCACGAAATCTATCTTTTCCAAATGCTTGAGAATTTTCTGCTTGAGTAATTCTGTTTTTTATTTCTTCTTTTTTATATTTGTAAAATTCTTTTTGTCAGTTTTTATCCGAATTATCTAAAAAAGTTACAACGATATCAATAGGGTAAGTATTCATAATATATTCTCCTTTTTATATTCTATTATATTATAAAAATTTGATTATTTTTATTATTTTATTCAGTCCCTAATTATAGTATAATAAAGATTTTTTATTTCATCAAAAAAGACTTAGATTATTTGTCTAAGTCTCCAGGTTTTTTATTGTCTAATATTTTGTTTGCGGCAAACCCTGCTATAAGACTCTTAAGGTCAAGTCCTAAACTATCTTGAGCCACTTTTAATACTTGATCTATTTTTTGAGTATTATTTTCAATAAGTTTAGTTGATTGGTCGCCATACATTGTAATATTATCTACATTTGCTAATGGAGCAGATACTTCTTTAGCTACTTGTGGTAATGCATTCATAATCATTTCAACGATAGATGCTTCACCCATTTTCTTTTGAGCTTCTGCTTTCTTTTCAATACCTTCAGCTTCAGCTAATGCTTTGGCACGAACACCTTCTGCTTCAGCAAGTAATATGGCTTTTTTACCATCAGCTTCAGCTTGTAATTTTGCACGAATACCTTCTGCCTCTTTTACATTAGCTTCTTTTTCAGCTTCAGCACGAGCTATTCTTGCTTGAGCTTCAGCTTCAGCGGCTTTAATAGCACGAGTTTTATCAACTTCAGCTTGAATTTCCGCAGCATATCTTTCAGCATCAGCTTGCTTTTTAATTTCTGCTTCCAAAGTTTGTTCTTTTAAAGCAACTTCTTTTTGTTTTAAAGCGGTTAACTTTTCAGTTTTAGCAACTTCTGCTTCTACATTATTTTCATTAATTGTTTTTTGTTGAACTGCCTTTTGTATTTCATATGCGGCATCTGCATCAGCTTTCTTTTTATCTTGTTCGATTTTATATTCTGCTTTTTTAAGTTGTAAATTTTTTTGTTGTTCAGCTATTTTAGCATCTGCTTCTGCACGAGCTCGAGCTCCTTCTTCGTCAGCGGCTGCTTCCGCAACTTTAATTTCTTTTTCAGCTTGAGCTTTTGCAATTTTAGCTGCCTTTTGTATCTTAACTAAATTATCAATTCCTAAATTTTCAATAGCTTGATTATCATCAGTACAACTTTGAACATTTAAATTAACAATTTCCAATCCTATATTTTTTATATCATCACTTGCATTTTCTTGTATCTTTTGAGAAAATAATTGTTTATCATTTACAAGAGCAACTAAATTCATTTGTCCTATAATTTCACGCATATTTCCTTCAAGTACTTGTTGTACATTATCTGCAATATATTTAGAAGTTTGATTTAAAAAATGTCTTGCTGCAACTTGAATTAAATCTGGATTATTTGGAATTCTTACATTTGCAACAGCATCAACATCTACATTAATAAAATCAGATGTTGGAACATTATGAGCTTGAACATCAATTTGTATTAACTCTAAGGTTAATTTATCTACTCTTTCAAAGAATGGAATTCTAAGAGTAGCTTTTCCAATAATAACTCTAGGTTTTTTTCTTAAACCTGAAATAATAAATACCATATCAGGAGGGCATTTAACATAACTTGATGTTAACAATATAATTAATAAAAGTATTCCTCCTATAATACTAAATAATAAAATTAAATCCATAAAAATTTTCCCTTTCTTTTTTTATCTTTCTTTACCTGCGGCAATTGCTGCCATAAGAATAGCACCTGTAATAGTACCACCTAAAAAACATAAAATATTTAATAACATAATAAAACCCCTTTCTTATATATTATTTTCCTGTGCTTCCAAATCCTCCATTACCACGATTAGTATCTGAAAGTTCTTCTACTTCTTCAAATATCATTGGAATATATGGTATTAAAATCATTTGAGCAATCCTTTCACCTGGATTAATAAATTTTTCACTATCTGTATCGTTATGTAATGCTACTATATATTCTCCACGATAATCACTATCACATACTCCAACACAATTTGCTGGTCTTAATCCTTCTTTAGTAGCTAATCCGCTTCTAGCAAATATTGCTGCGAAAGTGTTATTAGGTAATGCAAAAGCTAATCCTGTTCCTATCTTTACTGTTGAATGTGCGGGAATCTTTACAGGATCGCTAATCGCAGCATAAAGATCGTAGCCAGCTGCTGTAGCACTTCCTCTAGTTGGTTCTATTGCTAATTCATTTAATTTTTTATATTTAATAAATTTAGTTTCATATCTTCCTAATATATCTATTCCAAACATAATTAAAAAGCACTTCCTTCTTTATATTCTATTTCAATTTGAGCATCAGGTTCTTTTTCACTTGTAAAACTTTTTACTAAAACAACTTTATACCAAGCATCTACAACTTCTCCCTTTTGTTTTCTTTCTTTATATTGAGAAGAGTATTTTTTAACAATATAATTATTTCCAGCTTTAGCTTCTTCAATTAAAGTTTTTGCTTCTGCTTCATTATCTACTCTATAATTTTCTGTAACTTCAATTAAATATCTCATTATTATATTTCCTCCTTTATTTAATTATATTATAATATATTTTTTTAATATTTTCAAACAAATAAAAAAAAGTAGAAATATATACTTTTATTATTTTGTATATATTTCTACATTTAACATTTCTTTTTCTCTAAATTTAGCAGAAAAAGTATTTTTTATATTATCACCAATATTTTTTGCAAATGTTTTATTTCCATAAATTAAAACATTATTACAATTATATTTATTTGCCAATTCACTTACTACCTCAGGAATATTTTTTAAAGTAGATTTTGTAATAGTAACATGTTCTTGATCATCTATAAACATGACTTGATATGCTAAAGTAAAGCCTTTTAAATTTACTATAATTTTCATTTTGCACCTCCTTAGCATTCTATAATTGCTGTATCATATGGGAAGAAATAATAACAATAACTTTCTCCATCAATTGAAATCCATATTTCAATAGCATCTTTATTTTCTGTTAATTCTATAGATTTTGTATTACCACGATTAGGCAAGCATTCATTAAGTAATATATCTATTAAACAACATCCTATACTATCTTCAGATCCTATTCCAGTTCTTCTAAATATAGTATAATCTTTTCTATCATTACATAATAACATATAATATTCATTTTGTGTTTTTTCAATATATTCTTCAAATAATTCTTTTTTATTATTTATTTCTTCTATGGTTAAATCTTTAATATTTTTTTCTATTAAATTTTTATTTATATCATATAAAGTTCCTATTTCAACTTTATTATTTTTTGTTGTGTTTTTCTTGATTTTTTTTAGGAATTTCATTGAAATTATCCTCCTCATCATCTTCATCATCTATATCTATAAAAAATGGGAGAATAAAACATATAATAAAACCTATGATTAATCCTCAATTAAATGCACTTAAAGTACTTATATTCATATTATTCTCCCTTCTTTCTTTTTATTCTTCTTTTAAATTATCATAAGCATCAAATAAATTACATTTACCTTTAAAATGATCTAATTCATGTTGAGCTATATAACTGCCATTTCCGCCTTCAGCATATTCTATTTCTTGTTCGTTTTCATTTAATGCTTTGATCCATACTTTTTGATATCTAGTTGTATCTATAAATAATCCAGGAACAGACAAACATCCTTCTCTCATAGTATGTTCACCCCTAACTCTTGTTATTTCTGGATTAACTAATACATGAATTCCATTCCAATTAATAGCACAAATACAGTATGGCTTTCCTATTTGAATTGCGGAAATACCTACTCCATTTGATGATTTTAATGTATCCACTAAATCTTCAATAGTTTGTTTTATTTCTTCTGTGTAAGGAACTTCTACCTTATAACTTTCTTTTGTTAATATATCTTTATCTTGTGGATATTTAAAAATTGGTCTTATCATATATTATTACCTTCTTTCTTTTATATATAAATATTATAATTTATATTTTTTATTTTTTCAATTTCATTCTTCATCAATAGATAAAACTAATCTTTTTGTTTTAAATTCAGGTTTTACAATTAATTTTTCATGTGAAGTTATAGTATCTTCATACTTACTTTCAAATCATAATAGCATATCTCTAATATTTTCTAAATTTTCTTTTGTCAATTTTTTATTTATATTTTCTTCTACCATTTCTTGTGTAATTTTTAAAAATAAATTTCTATCAATTCTTTCTATTGTATGTAAATAAGGATGTGAAGTATCTCTATTTAAAATAGCACCATTTCAAGATACATAACCTTCACCAATACCATTTTTTTTACTATCTCTTTTAGGAATGATTAAATGATGAAAACTTAAATCTTTAATAGTATCAAAAGTATAGCCCATAAAATCACAATTTCATTTTTTTAAATCATAATCTTTTATCATTTCATTTACTACTGTACGCATAGATATCACACTCTCTTTGATATATATAAAAAATAAAAGGACTAATTTTGAATAATTAGTCCCTTTTTTAAATCTATTATTCTTTGATTGCGGCTGCCGCGTCATTTTAAAGTTATATCGCGTTCTTTTATTTTAAAAGGACCGTCTATCAAATAATCTATATTATTTAATATAAAATTCATATCTCATCTTGTTTGTAAATATTCATAATTATAACCTGTTCATAAACAAATTATTATATTAGGATATTTATTTTTTACTGAAAATATTAATTTTTCAAGAAAATTTAATTTATCAGGAGTGTCTAATGGTTCGCCACCTAAAATACTTAAATTTCTTTGTATTCCATTTGCGGCAATTAGTTCTTTAATATGTTTAATTAAATTCTCTTCAAATCAGGCATTGCCGCCTTCAGGATCTCATGTTTCTGGATTATGACATCCTTTACAATGAAATGGACATCCTTGGAGAAATAAACTAACACTTACTCCTTCTCCATTCACCATATCATTTTCATTAATTCCTGCTATTCTAATCATGAGAACAATCTCCATTAAATTTTTGATGTTTTATTCTTTGTTCAGTTTCTTGTTGTTTTCCTTTATTGAAAGCAGTTTTATAATCTCCAGTTAAATATCCTGTTACTCTACGCAATTGTTGAATATGTGTACCTCCACACATTGGACAATTATCATTAAATTCATCTGTATATCCACAATCTAAACAGGTATCATTTGGAACATTAATTGCAAAATAAGGTATATCTTTATCAATAGCATAATTTACAATTGTTTCTAATGCATCTAAATTATTTTTAACTCCGCCATCTAATTCAACATAAGTAATACATCCTGCATTACTATATCCAGTTAATTGACTTTCAATATCTATTTTATCAAAAGGACTCATTTCTTTTCAAACTGGAACATGAATTGAATTAGTGAAGTAATCTCTATCACTTACATTAGGAATTATTCCATATTTGTTTTTAAATTTTTTCATAGCTGTATAACATAAATTTTCAGCTGGAGTATAATATACACCAATATTTAATTTATATTCTTTTTTAAATTCAGCACATCTATCTTTAAATAATTGTTCTATTTTTTTTGCTAATTCCATACCTTCAGGTGTTGTGTGATCTTTATCAATTAATATTTGAAGTGTTTCTGCAAGACCTATTTGACCAAGAGCTAATGTTCCATGTTTCATAGCACTTTCTACTGTTTTACCATCATAACCTAATATACAACCATTTTCATACATAAATTTTGCTCCATTAGGACTTTGGCTGATAATATAATTATATCTTTCAATAAGCATATCTTTTGCTTCATGAATTTTTTTATCTAACAAAGACATAAAAGCATCAATAATATCAGCTTGACCTGTAGCTTCATACTCTTCATCAGCTAATTTTTTAGCTTCCATTGCTAAAGTAGGCATAATAACTGTAACAGGGCAAATATTTCCGCGGCCATCTTTAGTTTGTGGATTAGTTCCAGGTTCAGCATTTATATCTGCTCCATTATATGTACGACATCCCATTGTAGAAACATATGTTTTAGGGTCGTTTTTATCATAACCCGCATTTACAGACCAATCTACATTAACATAGTTTGGATATAATCTTTGAGCTGTTGATTTAAGTGCTAATTTAAATAAATCATAGTTTGGATCTCCATGTTTACGATTAACACCATTCATACATTGGAATATACTACATGGGAATATTGGAGTTTTTCTAACTTTACCAACACCTTCAATACTACCTTCTAATAATGCTTTTGTAACCATTCTACCTTCTGGTAAAGTACAAGTACCATAATTAATTGAAGTAAAAGGTAATTGATTTCCGCTTCTAGATTGTAATGTATTTAAGTTATGGTACATACCTTGAACAGCTTGATTTAATTCTTTTTCAGTCATATCCATTGCATATTTATATGCTTTTGGATATTTCTTATATTGCTCATCTTCAATAGACATATCACTATTAAAATCATCTCCACTATAATATGGATCTGGTGAAATATATTTTAAACCATCTTGAAAATGTTTATAAAAACTCATACGAACATATGGTACCATAGTCCAATCTAAATGACTTGCACTAACTCCACCAAATTGTTGAAGTGATTGTAATTGGAATATAACTGCTACTAGTTGAAATGCAGTATTAATTGAACGAGCTGGACGAACATCTGTTTGTCTAGTATTAAAACCATGTGATAATAAATGATCAAAAGGTACGGTTAAACAGTTATGCATACCAACAGCATATGAATCTAAATCATGGATATATACTTCATTATTTAAATGATTTTGTTTAGCCATATCAGATACAATATAATTAAGTGCATAATCTTTCATTACTTCACTGCGGGCTTCACCCATTCTTCCACCAAATGAATATTCATCAACATTAGCATTTTGATTTTGTACATCTGAAGCTTCAATTTTTTCTTTTACATTTTGCATTAAAGAAGTTTTTAATTGTCTTTTTTTATTTCTTTCTTCTCTATATAATATATAAGCTTTAGCTACATCTTTTCTTTTAGTTGCCATTAATCCTTTTTCAACTAAATCTTGGATATCTTCTATCCCAGGTGTTTCATCAACATCTAAATAATATCCTTCAATATAACTTGCTATATTTTCAGCTTTATCTTTTGCATAATCAGTAATTTCTCCATCAACACTTTGAAAAGCTGCTAAAATTGCGTTATGGATTTTAGTAGGATCGAATTCTACAATACGACCGTCACGTTTTATGACTTTCATAGTCAACCTCCTCAGTATATAAATTATTTCGAGTGGTTAAAATTACCCTCTATATTATTTTATTTTTAGCTTATATAAATTAATCTATCTTGTTGAGTATATTTAAGTCGATAAGATCTTGAATAATCCATGATGGCTCTACTTTTGCTCCATTATAATGTATATTATATTCAAAAGGTATATCTTCAAAATCTTTTAAATCTGCTAAGAATCTGCGACAAATCTCTTCACAATCTGGATTTGCTTCTCTATCTAAACATCTTTGTAAACGAAGTTTATCTTCACAAGCAATTAAAATTGGATACACTTCTAATCTTTCATCTTTTAAAAGACATTCAATTCCTTGAATATTAAATACTCCAACATTTATTTTATCTTCTTTTAATGAATCAATAGAAGTTCCATAGAATCAGTTGCGGAAACTAGTTGCTTCTAACATATCCCCTTTTAATATTTTTTTAGTAAATTCTGCTTCGGTTAAAAAATGATAATCTATTCCATCTTGTTCATAATCTCTTTTAGGTCTTGTTGTATTACTAATTATTTCGTTTATATTATCTTGCTTTGCTAAAATTTTTGATAATGTATCTTTTCCGCTACCACTTGCCCCAAATAATGCTATAATTTTAATTTTCATTTTTTGTATCTCCTGAAGTATGAATACAGGTAATTGTATCACTAGGATAATTAAAAGTCCAATTTAATATTTGAAATTCAGCTCCACATTCTGGGCAAGTAATTTTATAATTTGGGTAAGTATAATAACCATTGTATCCATAATGATATAAATCAGTTTTTAATACATCTTCCCAATCATACGAAAATTTACAACCACATGAAGGACATTTAGTTTCCATATGATATTTATATCCATGCTCTATTATTTTTTTCATTTTAAACCTCCTTGCGGAGGACCGTGTCTAAAGATTCTATAGAACTGGATCCGCCGCTATTCTTCATTATTATTTCCTCTTTCATGAGTTAATTCCATATCTCCATTTTCAAATACTTTTTCTATTTTATATAATTGATGAGTTGCTGTTCGTGTATAAGTTTTTGCTACAAAAGTATCATCTCTTCTAAAACCTGTTATCATTACTTTAGTTCCTCTTGTAAACCAACCTTTTTCAATAACATGTTTAGTTCCATCTTCTCCCATTTCACTTAATTGTCTATTAAACATTGCAAAATATTCTTTTGTAAATTTAACAATAACAATACCATTTGTTGTTAATAAAGTTATACTATTTTTATTATCATTTTTATTAATAACTGTTCCAACTATTTTAAAAGTTTTAAATATAGGAATTTCTTTACCATTTCTTTTAAACATTGTATCAATTTCTGGAGATGGAGATAAATCAAAGAAATTTGTTAATCCATATTTTAAATTATTAATATGAGCTAATTCATGTTCATGATAATAAAAACATAAAGATTCCATTTCCCACGCAGAAATATTTCCTTGTGCATATTTATCCCAACATTCTTTAAATAACATTGTATTAAATTTCTTTAACATTTCATCTTGATGTACTTGTAAATAATCTCTAGCTGTTCCCATTATATCTTGATATATTTTATCCCATCTTGTTTGAAGAATACATGTAATACCATTTATTACTTCTAACTGATCTAAATCAAAATATTTATTATAAAAATCTTCACAAGGTTGATTAAATACATAATATTTTCCTACTTTTTGATTTGCTTTTAAATATTTATTAAAATTAAATACTCTTTTTTGTAAATCTAATTCTTCAGGAATTAAATTATGTTGTAATAAACCATTAAAATTTTGTAAAGTTAATCTTTTTTTTGCATCACACACTTTAGATAAATAATATGTCATAACCCATAATCTAGGTTCAACATTTGCTTCTTTCGCATTTTTATTATCTATTTTATCAAAAGCCCCCGCTTTAATTAAACTTATCATTGCACTTTTATTTAATGGACATTTAACCATAAAATCTGCAATTCCTGCATATGGACGACCAGCTTTAATTTGTTCTATTATTGGACCTCCTACATTACTTAATGCTTTCATTCCAAATAATATTTCATTATTATCAACATCTGGTTCAAAACTATAATCTGATTTATTTATATCTACTAAACTAACTTTTATTCCTTTATTTATAATATCACTTAATGCTTTTGCTATTTTACTATAATCTGTTGTCTTTTCTTTTTTCTCTACAACAAATCCATCTTCATCTTCTTCAAAATCACTTTCTTCTTCAAGACTTCCGCTATTTACTATTAAACATGCTGTATTCCAATATATAGGATTCCACTTTGTTGCTATATAGGCAGTTTGAAAACCTATAAAACTATATGCAAGAGCGTGAATAATACTAAATGAATAACCCATTTGTGGACCGATACCACATTTCCAAACATAATTACCTAAACATGGACTTTTAGCTTGATCTAATACTTGTTGTCTTAATCCAGGGATCTTACTCATTTGTTTTTTACCTACAATTTTTCTCGCGGCGTTTGCATCTTTTAAGCTAAAATTACAAATATTTTCATCCATTAACATTCTCATTAATTGTTCTTGTGATGGTGGAACACCATGTGAACTTTTAAAATATGGCTCTAATACTTTTTGTTCTTCTTTTGTTAAACCATATTCATCCATTTCTTTATACCATAAATTAATATTATTCTTAAATCTAATATATTTATCCATTGGAGATTCTTGACCTTTTTCCGCAGTCATTAATCTCATTAAACCATTTGCATCTGCTAATTCCATCATATTTGTTGGCTTAATTTTTTTAGCTGCTTGACTACCAACTTCTGAATCAAATTGAAATAAATTTAATATATTATTTTCTTGAATAACTTTCCAATATTTATCCTCTTCAATAGGTAAAACATTTGGATGAAAATATTTATCATATACTTCTCTTAATGTTAAATCACTTTCAATTTCTCCATAATCTTGTAACATTCTAATTGCTTCCGCCAATTTATCTTGAACTTCTGTTACTAAAAAGTCATATTTTGTCATACCACATGCTTCACACATATGAAGATCATATGCTGTTATAACTTCTCCTTTTGGAGTTCTCATAAATGAACCGAACTCATATGGATCTTCATCAAATAATATAACTCCTGAAGCATGACTACTTCTTTTATTTACTAAACCTTCTATTCCTAGCATTATATCTAATAATCCAGGAAATTGATTAACTTCATTTATAAAAGTTTTTATAGGTTTTCTTTCTTTATCTTCATTTCCATTAATAACATCAGATAGTGGTCATAAAAATCCACGCTCACTAGGAATTAATGAAGATAAATATTGAGCTGTATCAACATCAATACCATCTGGAAAATCTTCACTTCTATATCCGCGGCAAGCAGTTAAAATTGTAGATCTTGTTCCTTCTGTTCCAAATGTTGCTATTAAAGTACAACCTAAATTTTTTCTACTCAATTCATCTATATCTTTATTAAATTTTTGTCCTCTTTCTTTTTTTATTTCATTTAAAATTTTAGGACGTTTACTTGGACATAAATCTAAATCTATATCTCCTAATTCAACACGCTCTTTGTTTAAATATCTCCAGAAAGGAAGACTCCATTTAATAGGATCTAATTGAGTTATACCTAAAAGATAATGATTTAAACCAGAACAACTTGAACCTCTTCCTGCTCCAACTATACTACCACATTCCCAGAATAAATCAACATAATGTTGTAATGTTACTGGATATGCAAACATATTAGTTCCTAATTTTTCACTAATTGTTCTTTTTATATCAGCTTCTTCTTCTAATCTATGACAATATTCATTATTATATAAATTAATTTCTTTTAATTTATTAAAGCATTGATTAACCCAATATCTTTCTATTTTATCTTCTGATTCTAACATACTAGATAAAATAGGAAATTCTTGTTTTTCTAGTTCTCCAACTTTAATTTTTGGATAATCTTCTACTTCTACTTTTGGAATTGTTTGTGCATGAGCCAAACTAAATTTTTCTATTTTCTCATATATTTCATAACTATTATTAAACATTTCTTCTATAAATTCATTACTAAATTGAGATGCATATAAATTATTTTTTATTTCTTCATTATCTTGTAGATATGCATATTCATAAAATTCATCTACTTCACGCTCTCCACCTTTAGAATTAAGATATGCTTTATGAACATATCTATCTTCTTTTTTAAGATAATGAGCATCTGAACCTATTACCATTTTTAATCCAAATGCTTTTGCAATAGCAGGAAATCTTTTATTAACTAACACTTGATCGCGGCTAGCACCTGGCGCACATTCTATATAAAAATTGTCTTTACCAAATACTTCTTTACACCATAATAAAAAATTTACTATATTATTATGTGCAGTTACCGCACCATTTTCATCTCCTGTTGTTTCACTTCTAATTAAATTTAATGTATTAACTGATAATTCTCCACCTAAGCATGCTGTTGTTCCAATTAAACTATTAGGATATTTTTTTAATATTTCTTCTAAATCACTTTTTAATGTTGGTACTCTTTCAAGACCTCTATCCCAATAACTATTCATCCATGCTCTTGAAGATAATTCTCTTAATGCTCTATGACCTTCTTTATTTTTTGCTATTAAAATAAAGTGATAATATCTTTGTCCTTTTTCTCTATCATCAGTTAAATATATTTCATTCCCTAGTGCTATTTTAAAATCAGGATGTTCTTGTTCTATTTCAGATTGATAAAAGTTTATTTCTGGATGCGAACTAATACATTCATGATCTGTAATGGCTATTCCAGATAATCCTAATTCAATCGCACGATTTATTAAATCTTTAGGACGATTAATACAATCCAATAAACGCAAATTACTATAATATGTATGTGAATGAACTTCAAATCTTTTATTCATATTTTCGTCCTCCTCTTTTATTTTCTATATATATTATACAACAAATTTATCTAAAAATCAAATGATTCATCTTTCATTGAGACTGGCTGATTAATTGGATAATCCAGTTCTTTACATTCTATTCCATGATTATTAAAATATTTTAAAAGACTATGTCGTTCACTACAAGGATTATTAGGAGCTTCATAAACTATTAAAACAGCAATAGGTTCTTCTTTTATTTTATTTTTTCTACAATAATCATTACAAAAATCTTCTATTCCTTTCATCATTTTAGGTAAATCAATTAATTCTAATTCAAACTCATAGTTTTTTGTTAATGGACATTGAGTTGGATCTTTAGCTTCACAAGGGCAATGAACTTCTTCATGAACTCCTTGTACTATTATTGGTTTAAGTCTCAATCCATTAAGAATCCCTCTTTTATCTATAAATATATGATCTTGATCTTTAAAATCATGATATCAAGCTGGATCTGACATAGCTGTAGACATTGGAATCATATTAGGTTTAAAATTTCTTATTTGATAAAAATATGATAATCTAAGTTTCATGAATATACCAATCCTCACTTATTTCTTCTGAATTAATTATTTTATAATTATCTGGATATCCATCTTCATACATAAAATATTGATTAAGTTCTAATTCTATTGTAGGAGGGTTATCTCATTCATAAGGATTTCATTTAAAACTAATTTTTACAGGAATATTTTTATCTTTATAATATCTATATGTAATTTTTACAGATGTTTTATAAATATATTCATCAATAAAATTTAAAAAATTTTCTAAATTATCAGTAGTGAATTGGCAAGCATTATATTCTATAAAAGTTGGTATAATTATTTTTTCCATTTATATTCTCCTTTACAATTATTGTTTAAATATAAGAAAACCTCGATTAATTTTTCATCAATCGAGTATTTCCGCTAATCTTCTTTATTTACTATAAAATTTCTTTTTTTATAAAAATTATTTATTGTATTTAAAATAATTAAATTATCACTTTGCTCTTGAGTTTGTCCTTCTCTAGGTAAATATCTAAATGCAAATTTTTTTTCTCTTGTTGGTTTAAATAAATCTATAATTTTATAGCAGCCGATCTTTCCACCTCTTCTTTTAGGAAAATCCATATACCAAATTGCCCATCTTTCATCTTTTACTTCTTTTATTTTATATCTATTCATATTACCTAACCCTTTCTAATAATAACTAGTTTTTTAGCTGCTCTAGTTGCGCATGTATATAAAAATTTTTGATGTTCTTCTTTATCAAAAGGAAAACCTTCTTCTATAACTAATACATTATCCCATTCACTACCCTGAGCTTTCCATCCTGTAATTGCATAGCCATAAGTAAAATTTAATGGAATACTATTTATATAATTTTTATTTTTACTTAATTTAAAACTTTCTTTTCAATTCAAACTAGGTTCTCCATCTAATATCATTTTTTTATCCATTGATAAATTATTAAAATTAGTTATTTCATCATCTGATTTAAAATTACTAATAATAGTATCTATTTTATTAGTTCTTCCATTTGTAACATAACTAGGAATTTTTAAAAAACTTTCAAAACTATTTTGAAGAGTTCCGATAGTTCCATTCACTAATGGTTGACCATCTTCACTACATACATCCCAATAATTTCTTAAACAAATTACTTTATCTCCATCTTCAGGTTTGTCTCCACGCCCTAATAATTTTCTCATTTGATTGTTTAAAGCGACTCTAGTTGCATTGGTTGCACAAATAATTTGATCAGCTCAAGTTAGCATACCTGTTGTTAATTCATCAGCATCTAAAATTTGAACTTCTTTACCTTTAAAATGATTTAAAGGTTTACCTTCTCTTATATCCATAGTTAATTTTATAATTTCACTTTGTTCTTCCTGACGCATAATTTCATCAAGAAAAATATGCGGAATATCTAATAAATGATTATCTTCATTTTTATCTATTGGAGGTAATTGACCTGGATCACCTAAACATATAATATGAACTTTATAACTTGCCAATCTTTTTAATAAATCTTTTGGCACCATACTACATTCATCTACAATAACAATTTTAAATGGAATAGAAGGTACAGGAACACGATAAAATGTTCCATCTGCCTTAGGATAATGTTCAAATAATAATTTATGTAATGTACTTACATTTTTATTTCCCTTTTTTTGTAAAACTTGTGTAGCTTTACCTGTAAAAGATGTATATACAACATTTTTATCTGGATCAATTCCATCTTCTTTTAGTGCAGCAATAATAAATTTAACTAGGGTTGACTTACCAGTTCCAGCATAGCCAGCAATTATAGTACATTTTTCTCCAGCTCTATATCTATCAACTGCTAATTTTAATCCTTCAAGTTGTTTTTCATTTAATTCTATCATATACACCTCCTACTTATAATTATATTATAATATATTTTTATTTATTTATCAACTAAAAATTATATTTACTTTGTCCTATTATTTCATAATCCTCAATTAATATTTGAGGAGTCACATTTCCATTTCATTCATTAGCATTACATTTACCTATAATATTAATTTCTATATATCCATCACTTAATAATTTTTCATATTCTTCTTGTGAACTTCCAAACTTAATAAAACATAATTTATTTGGTAATATTATTTTTAATGTAGGTTTTTTATCTGGAGACATAAGAGTTAAGTTTTCTTTTGTTACTTTTAAATTTTCTACACAAATTAAACTTTCATCCATATCTTGGCCCCATATATCATTTAAACCCGCTATTTCTAATATTACATTTGGAGTTACATCTACACCTTTAAATATATAATCAACATAATATAAAGGTTCACTTTGTAAATCTTTAAGTGTTATATCTGTTAGTTCTATAAATTTATCTATATATTCTCTTTTTATACTAATACCAAATGCATTTTGATGTCCTTCTGCATATTCTACCAACCCAGTTTCTTGACATATATCCTTAAAATTATCTATACCAGATTTAGAATATCCACGAGCACTTCCGCGATAATATATTTCATAATAGGGTTTTGGTGGATTAGAAGTTAATACAATATTAGGATTAAGAACTTCACATTTTATTAACATTAATGTAGGTCTTTGATATTTAGCCATAATTTTATTTGCTATTAAACCTGCAATATTTGGATCTATTTGTCCAGGTTCAAGTAAAAATAATAATACTTTATGTTCCATCATATTATTTTTTATTATCATATCTTCTACAAGAGTCATACCTTTCTCTTGTTCTCTTGTTTGTCTACTCTTTACATTTGTTGCTGTTCTTAATGCTTGATCTATTAATTTTTCTGTTTCTCCTAGAGCATGACCTCTTTTATTAGAAGGAATTTCTTTGAAAGCTTCAGATTTTAACATTGATTTAAATAATATTTCTTTTTCCTCAAGAGTTCCACTTCTAACCATACTATTTATAAAAGGAACTATATAAAATGCTGCTCCAATTGGAGTAATTTTATTTCCTAAAGAATAACTATTTTTTTCAGCCATTCCATATATAAATGGATTTTTAATATTTTCATTACGGAAACCTTTGGTTATAATATGCTTAGTCTCAATTGATTTAAGACTCATCATATCTCCGCAATTTCCTAACGCTGCTAAATCTATATATTGATCTGCATTAAATCCGCCACGTATTTTATCAAAATGTCTACAAAATTGTCATACAACACCAGCACCTGATAATTGTTTATTTGGATAATCACTTAATTGATTATTTATAATAATAGCATCTTCAGATACTTTTGGTGCTTCATGGTGATCTAATATAATAATAGTTTTACCTTCTTCTTTTAATTTTTTATGATATTCATAATCATTGCTTGCGGCATCAGGTATAATAATTAATTCAAAATTATTATCTTCTATATAGTCCATACAATCTGATAATCCATGTGTTTTATCTTCATGTAAATAATATTTTAAATGATTTTCAACAAATGAAGGAAATAAATCATATAAATAATTTATAAGTATTGCGGCGGCAGTATATCCATCACAGTCGCAGTCTACTAATACTAAAGTGTCTTTATTATTTTGAATAGCCTTGGCTAATTCTAAAGTAGCGAGGTCTAATTTGTCTTTACCGAACATTTCCGCATTATTTATATCTTCATCTGTTGTATTAAGATAATGATGAATTTCACTTAATTTAATTCCTCTATTAAATAAAATAACTTGAATAGGACTTAAATTTGGATCTATTTCTTTTATAAGTTTATATTTCATTTAATAATCTTCTCCTATTCTATACTAAATCTTTTTTCAAATAATTCTAAAAATTTTTCTTTACCTTCATCTATCGGACTAGATTTATAACTTAATATATTTCATTTATCAAACATATAAGTTATATAAACATATTTACTATATTTTTTATTAATCTCTTTTAATTTTTTTACCCAACCGCCATGTTCTTTATCACCAAGTTCTTGAAACTGTTTATCAAATGCAATAATTAATTCTTCAATTCCAAGATCTAATAATAACTGAACTTGATATAAAGATAATGAACTTCCACATACTGCTACTGTTATATCATTTTCTTGTCCAAAATAGGATGCGAATAAAAGAGGACTTTTCTCACCTTCAAAGACAATAGCTTTCTTAATTCTTTTTATATTATCTTTACTAAAATTTATATTATATAAATTAAAACCTAATGGGTGATTATACATTTGATGATTTAAATACATAGGTCTATATTTTCCATAAATTTCATTTTCTTTAATTAAAGTTCTTTCTCTTATACCTATTAATTCATTATTAATATTATAATGAGGAATAACAATAGCTTGAGAAGAAGGATTATAGCATATATTATGATATTTAATTACTTCTTTTGTGATTCCTTCTTGCTCCCAAGGTAGTATACGAGGATGAGGTAAATATGATAATATTTTATCATCATAAATTTTTATTTCTACTTTTTTATTTTCATTATTTTCTTTATTTAAAATTTTATTATATCTACTTAAAATTTGCCAATCTATTAATTGGTCATCATTTTTTTCAAAATTTTTAGTTTCTATGCTTAAATTAAAATAATTTATTATATAATTTAATGCTTGAGGTAATGAGAATTTGCGGCCGCATGATGTTTCAATTTTTACTATTAATTCAAATATATCAAAAGTATCTGAACATTCTGTATAACAACGAAAAAGATGCGTATTTTCATAATAATATAATTTATGACTAGATCCGCCATGACATATAGTACGACATACTATTAAATCTCCATGTTGAATTGGATCTGCACCTAAAGTTAATAATAAATCAAAAATTTGTTCTATTGATAAATTATTTTTTATTTCTTCTAATCTTTCTTTATCATCCATTGCCGCAATCCTCCTTCCTAAAATGCACTACTACTTATATTTGGATTAATTTTAATTTTTAAGTCAGGTAAATCAATAATTTGATATTGATAATCAGTAGCAAACATAGGTTCTATTCTACAAGTTCCTCTATCTGCTTTGCACCATAATAATATATCTTTATATTGTCCACGTCTATTTTTATATATAGATATTTTTATTATTGGTTCTGGAAGATTTTGTTTTACTAATATAGGTTTTAATGCATCTTTATCTTCTTGTGATGTTTGAAGCATAATAGCACCATAGTCAATTTTATCAGCAATAGATTTAGCACCTCTTAATAAATTTTGGTCATATTGTTGAGCTGTTGTATATTCTGCATTTAATTGAGTTGCTGTCATAATAAATACACCATATTCATTACAAATATCTTTTAATCTTATTGCTATCATAAATAATACATTATCTTCTCTTAATCCTTTTATTCCTGCTTTAGATGATACTTCACCTAATATTTTTAATGAAGTATGTAAATAATCAAAAAATACATATCTAATACCCCATTCATGAATACCAAATTTAATTGCATTTTCAATATCTTGTAAACTAAAATCAGGTAATCTTTTTATATGAAGCGGAGATGTTTTAATAAGTTTTGCTGCTTGTATAACTCTTTCTAACTCTCCTGTTTCATATTTATTATAAATAATATGTGCTTCATTAACTCCACTTAAAAAAGCTAACATCATTGTTTGTATTTCATCAACTTCTTGTTCTGTTGTAATAAATAATGTAGGTTCTTTTGTTCCATTAAGTTCCCATTGATTAGTTTCTAAATTATATATTTGATCGCAGGCTATATTACAAGCATCTGCAATCATAGCACGAGTCTTACCAACACCTGTTGCTGCACTACGAAGATATAATTTCTTTAATCTTGCTCCGCGAGTTACTGTATTAATAAGAGGTCCATATAATGGATATCCTATTTCTGGATTTTTTTGTAATCTATCAATAAGTTCATCAATATTATCTCCAGCTTGAACATATTCTTCATCTGTTCCATCTACATATTTTAATTTTATATCTGTTATTTTTCTATCTATTATTTCTGCCATTGATTCAAGAGATGTATTATCAAACCAATCTTCTTGAGCTTGTTTCTTTTTACTATCTAAAATATTATCTGGATCATATAACCATTTTAAATCTAAACCTATTTTATCATATTCTCTTAATAATGTCATTTTTTTCAAACGATTATAATAATAATCAAAAGTAGATAATTGTATTTCTTCAGATAATTTTTGTAAATATTCATTTCCTTTATTATTTTGATAAATTCCATAAGAAGTAGGTCTATTATACAAATAATCTTCAACAGCATTAATTGTAATTTCTTTTGCTCCCATCATATGAAGATTGTATATAGAACCAAAAATTATTTTATGAAATTCATTAGGAAAATCTTCTTCTAAAAAAGTATATTTTTCATTATCTAATAGATTTGGATTATTAAATATATTTCCAATAACTTGAATTGTTGATGGAATATCTATATATTTTGACTTCATATTATTCATCCTCCTCTAATTTAAATAATCGTGGCGGTTGTACATATACTTGAGGCGGAGCTATCTCAACCTCTTCAATTTTATTATGGATAATTTTATCTTCATTATATAATTTAGCCATATATAATCCATAATAATAGGTTTTAGCATCGTTATAAATATAAGGTAAAATACCAATTCCACCATTAGTACCTTCTAAACTATTTTTTTTAATATCAAACCACCATATTAATGCTTTTAACATTCCACTATAAGTAAAACCATATTGTTTTTTATAATCTGTAATTTGTCTAGTTATTTTTGCGGAAATAGTTGAAATACAAAATTTTTGTTTAATATAACTAATTAAAGCTTCATAATCTTTTTCATCTTGAGTTTTACCAGATTCAGCCAAATCATAACATTTTTTATGTGCATATCTACGAGCATTTATCGCAATTCATTCTTCTTGATTACGATCAAATTGTTCTCCGCAATAAAAACATTTTGCTAATAATTTTGCCATTTCCGCACCTCCTTATATTTCTCTTTTTTATATTATAACTTTTATTTCTTAAAAAATCAAAAAACGCTCCTAAAGGGCGTTTATAAATAAAATTAAATATTAATTTTTTCTAAATCTTTTAAATCTTCAACTATTAATGATAATGCTTCAACTTGTTCTCTTGAACATTGACTTACTTTATTACCGCGTCCTAAATATTTTTCAGTTATTTGAGTAATTCTTGGAGTATATTCTGATTCAAATTTATCTCCAGCTTTTGCTATCATGCGATTAATACAATTTTGAAATTCAACCATTAGTTTATCAAAATCCAATTCATTATCTTTAGGAGCATATAAATTACTTCTTTCTTCAGTAAAATATTGTTCTCCTTCTTCTTTAGATTGCATATCTATTGCATTTGCAATAGCATCTGTAAGATTTTTATATGAGAATTCAATATAATCTGGAGTATATTTAAATCTACTTCCAGCCATATATCTATTTGTACCTCTCATAAATAACATTGTTTTATCTCCTTCATCAGTAGTTACTACTCTTGAATAACCAATAATATCTGCCATACGAGATACAATATTAGTTCCTCTTTTATCTAATGTTGGAACTATTTGATTATATTCTTCTCCACTCTCATTTTTGAAAGTTTTATCAGTTGCATGACTAATAAGAACTAGACCATAATCCATTTGAACAATACTACGAAGACTATCATCAAATTCTTGACTAACCATACCATAACCTTTTCCATATCCAATATCGCTAATTGAATCTACTCCAAATCCTCCATCAGATCTTTTTGCATTATCACAAATATATTTAGTACAATAATCATAAGCAATATCAACTGTATCAATAATAATAGTTGAGAATTTATCTTTTACTTCTTGTTTTTTTAATTCTCTTAAAGTTTGTTTAAATTCACTCCATGAATTTATTGGTTGAGCCATAATTCCAGGAATAGCATTATATCCCTTTTCAAAAGCTAAAAGTAAAGCTTCAGGAAAATGTGCGGCAGTTGTTGTTTTACCGCTTTTAGGTTCTCCATAAAAGAATACACTATATCCGCGTAAATCTCTACTAACTTTATGAGGTGCTAAATTCATTAAATCTATAGCCATTTTCTTTCTCCTTTCTTAAAATAAGAAGCCGATATTAAAAATTAAAATCGGCTTTTTTTCCTGTTATTGTTGTAGTTGTACTTGATGCTGCAGGAGTAGAGCTAGCTTTTGTTGTTTTATATTCTTCAGCTCTTTTTTTAACATCTGCTAAATAAACTTCTCTATCTTGCATTGCTTTTGTTAATTCTTGAGCTGTTAATATATTTTCATCACCAAAATCATAAGCAACTTTTGCTGTTCCTGTAATAACCCATTCTTTATTTGTATTTCTATAAGTTCTTACTGCAGGTTCTCCAAATGCACTTTCAACCTCTTGAGTTGTTGTACTAGTTGCAGATATAATTTTTCCCCATACTTTTGTATAAATAGGTTCTGAGTTAGATGCACCTAAATTTTCAAAATATTTAATACCATCAGAACTTTTTACTTTAAATTCAACAGGTAATAAATCATTTCTAAAATTAAATATTGCTCCTCTTACAGATGCATATTCTTCAGTTTTCTTTTCATCATCTTTATCTACATGAGTAACTCCAGTGATAACCATATCTACTGAGAAGATATTTCTTTCTTTTTCTTCTCCTAAATCATTTATAATAGTAACAAATCCACCTTCATTAGTTTTTGCTGATACTAATTCATCATTATTATTATAAAAATCATTTAATGCTATTGCAGTATCAATTCTTACTTTCATAGCACTATCTTTTCCTACTGAAGTGATAGTTTTATTTTCATCAATAATTTTCTTTAAAACTGTATAAGTTTTATTTTCTGCTCCAGTTTTATTTGTTGGTGTAACATATGTAAAATGTACTTTAATAACATTTAAACATTCTTCATCAGTTGCTACTTCAATATTTCCAGCTATAAAATCTTTTCCAAAGTTCTCTGAATCTTTATTTTGAACTTGTTTTATAGCTAAATCATGTTGATAAATTCTTCCAATAATTTTTTCTGTATTTTGTGGTTTTCTCATTTAATTTTTCCTCCTATTTCTTTTAAAATAACTTCATTTCATTTAATTTATCTTATGATTTCATTATTTCTATAAATATTATAATAAAAAAATTCATAATTGTCAAATTTATTTATTTTTTATTATTTTATTTATATAATTATTATACTTAAAAAATAAGTAATTATCAAATTACTTATTTATACCTGAATTAGAATTATATCCAAATTGATCAGATTGATATAATTTTATATAAAATTTTTCTTTTTCATTAAGTTGATCTCTATTACATTCTTCTAATAATTCAAAAGAAAAATTTTCAAGCCCATCTTCTATAATTGCTTTATATAATTTATTATTTGCAGGAGTATCTATTCCTAAACCTGCTTTAGCATGATTTTTTCAACGAGTAGCAATATCAACAGCTTGACCTATATATAATAAATCGTTTTTTTGATTTGTTATTTTATATATACCGCATTTTTCTGCGGATGCATCTCCTAATACATTTGCACAAACTTGATTCATAGGTTTTTGATAATATGTTTGTCATATAAGCATTCTTAATATTCTTGGATTATTTAATTTATATTCTATTTCATGTAAAACTTTAACATCTTTTAATTCATCTTCAGGAATTTGCGGACAATAGAAAGATTGTTTATTTTTTATTTCTTGTTCTTTTAATTGAGCTTCTAATGCGGCAGCACGGGTTGCAGAAATTTTATCTAATTCTTTTTGAGTATTTTTAATTTTCATCATTAATATATCTTGAAGATTATCATATGCAGTTCTTAATCTATCAATTGCTGCATCATGTTCTTGTTCAGTAATTTTATATTCTGAATCTAAAGAATCACAGTATTCAGAAAATGCTTTATGAGCGGCCGCATTCATATTATTTGTAATTTTTTCTATCTCTTGTAAATCTTTATTTTTTTCTTCTTTTGTTATATTTAAAATTTTTATTTCATTTATAATATTATCTTTATTTTTTAATAATTTTTCATTTTCTAATTCAATATTTTTATTAATTTCATTAATTTTATATTTTTTACATAATAATATAATAAATAATATTATTGTTGTAATAAAGAAAAATATTGTAATAAAATCTTTTATATTAATCAATCCTTTCTAAAATAAAAAAGCTAAATAAATATTTAGCTTTCTTTATTATATAATTAAAATTATTCAGCGTCTTCAGTTGCTTCTGGATCGAAAGCTTCACCTTCAGCAGTTAATTTAATGAATTTTACTTTTTTGTGTGAACCATCTTCTAATTCAACTTCTTTTTCGATTCTTTCCATTAAACCTTTTCTTTGGAATGCTGATGTAACGATACCATTGATTGTTCTTACTGGTAATCCAGTTCCTTCAGCGATATCTGCAGCTGTAATATTATTTGCTTGATTTTCTTTTACATAATTGTAAACTGTTATACTATTTGGTTTTAACATAATTTTTCTTCTCCTTCTCTTTAAACCTATTTTATTATTTTTTACATAAATATTATAATTAAAAATTTTTATTTTGTCAAAAGACTATTTTCAACTATATATTCATCAATTTGTAATAGCTCTGTTAATGAAAGATTTTCTATTAATTTTTGAATTTGTATCATATATTTATTTCTTTCATCTATATTATTAGTTTGATGACATTTATTTTCTAATGATACGATTTGTTGAGCTATTTTTTTAACCTTCTTTTTTTTATCTTTCATATCTATATTATATATAAAAATTTTTAAGGTATCAAAATATTAAATCATTAATTGCAATTCTTCCTCTGTAATAATTGGAATTCCTGCTTGTTTTGCGGCAATATTTTTTGCACTAGTTGAAGTATTATCATTATTAATTAAATAATTAACTTTGCTTGACATTGAACCAACAACTTTTCCACCATTATTTTCTATTATTGCTTTTAATTCATCTCTATTTTTTACTGTATGTACTTTACCAGTAATACAAAAAGTTAAATTTTCTAATTTATTTTTCTTTTCTATTTTATCATTTTCTATATTTAAATAAGGAATAACTTGTTCAATTTCAGTATAATTAAAATTTAATAATGAATTATTCATTTCTGGACCGATTCCATCTATATATTCAAAATCTTTTTCATTACGAAACTCTATCCAAGTATGATAAATCTCACTTAACATTTTTGCTACTCCAGGACCTATTAAAGGTATACCTGCGGCCGCAATAACTTTATTTAATGTAGTATTTTTACTTAGTTCAAGGGCGCTCAAGATCCTCTCTACTGACTTTTCTCCAAAACCAGCTTTGTTTTTCCATTCGTTTGAGTAGTTTTCTAATTTATATATATCAATATAATTAGAAACCCAACCCCAGTCTATAAGTTTCTCGAGAGTTGCCGTTGAGAGCCCCTTTATATCTAACCCATTTTTACCACAAAAATGGTCTAGGTGATTTATTAATTTTCCTTCGCAGTGAGGATTTATACAATACAACATCTCACTATCATTATCTTTTCTAATTTCAGTATTGCCGCCACATATTGGACAGATTTCAGGAATTTCAAAATATTGTTTCATTTTAATCCCCCCATAACTGAAATTCATATATTTTTTGAATATGATATAAAAAATCTTTTTCTGGAATATCTAATTTCATTAAATTACAAATCTTGCAACAAGGAACTATATTATCTAAGTTATATCCTTGCGATGAATCTTTTCTATCTATTCCATTATATCTAAATCCAGAAGGAGATATTGCACCCAAATCTCCACAATAATAACATGGTTGGGAAGTTATTTTATCAAATTCTTCTTTTGTTAAATTAAAATTAAGATTTCTATTTTTAGCATTTCTTTTGTAATTTTTTAATCTAACAGATAAAGAAGCATTTTCACATTCTTTACATGTGTTACTATGTCCATCATATTGAGCTTTGTTAGAATAATATTGTTCAATAGGTAACATTCTAAAACAAATATTACATTGTTTATTTTTTAATATGCCATTTTCATCATATTCTCTTTTTTCTATATTTAAATTCATAATATTATTCCTCCTTTTCCGCTCTTTCAATTTTTGGAATTATCATATTTCGTTTTGATACCCAAATCTTCTGTCCTTTAAAAGGTTTTTCCCCTAATGTTTGATGCATAATTGATATATTAGATAAACTTGCTCTAGTAATTGTAGTACCATCTATTTCAATAGGCTCAAAAACTCCAATAGGAGAAAGAACTCCAGTTCTACCCATACTCCATTCTATATCTAGAAGAGTAGTTTCATATTCTTCATCATAAAATTTATATGCTAATCCACCTTTAAAATGATGATCAGTTTTACCTGCAATTTCATACTCTTTACAATTATCATATTTAATTACAATTCCATCAATTGGATAGCCTAAAGCATTACATTCATTTTGAATATGTTCTATTTGAACAGGAAATGTATAAAAATTATTTCCTTTTGGAACAACAGTAAAATTTAAATCTCCTAACCATTTTAATTTATCAGATAGATTTTCTAAATCTAATCCTTTTACAACATCCCATGCAACAAAAGTAAGATTTCTAGTGGCGCTTTCTTGACTATCTAATAATCTAATACTTCCTGAAGCAAAATTTCTAGGATTTTTATATTCATTTTCAAATGCTTTAAAATCATTATAAGTACAAATAATTTCTCCATCTACAATTAATTCTTCATAATAATCAATTCTATTAGGAATATTTTTTACTTGTAAAGCATTATGAAGTATATCTTCACCTATTATTCCATTTCCGCGAGTTTCCGCAGATACAAGTTTACCATCTAAATAACGAAGTGAACAAGTTAGTCCATCCATTTTAGCCATTACAATACACTTATGACTATTGTAAAATGAATCTGCTACTGTTATATCTTTTGTTTTATCAAGAGATAACATAGGGTGATTGTGTTCTACTTTATTAAGTTTATTAACTACTTGATAATTAATATTTTGAGTAGGACTATCTGAAAGATATATTCCAGTTCTATTTTCCCAATCTTGTAGTTGAAAATACATAGAATCCCATTCAAAATCAGATATTTCAGGTTTACCTTCATCATATTTTTTTGTATAATAATTTAATTTATCTACTAATTCTTGCATTTTATATTCTTCTAATTTATCTGGATTCATATGTATCTCTCCTTCTTTATTTATTATATATATTATATAATAATTTTTTATTATTGTCAAGTGCGGCGGCCGGTCAATACCTCATAGATCCAGGAGAATGGCTCTCCCGCATAACTAAAAAATGTTGTTATACAATAACAACATTTTTAATTTCATTTTGTGCTAATTTTACACCAAGTGTAGCTCTACCTTGTAAAGGTAATTCACTACTATCTATACATATGCTATTTGGTTTACCAATTAATAGAAGATTATCTTCAGCCCCTATCATTGCAGCACCTGCTATTTCCGCGCCTAATTTTAATCCTTTTCCGCCTCTACCTTGGCAAGTAAATTCATTTAAACTAGTTTTCTTTCCATAGCCATTTTTACCAATAATAGCAATTTCAGTCTTACCATCTAATATAGGGAATCCGCAAATTACTTCATCGCCATCTATTAAATTAATACCTTTAACTCCACTAGTAACTCTACCTATTGCTGCAATATCTTTTGTTGTAAATCTGATAGCCATACCTAATTTAGTAAATATCATAAATTCTTCTTCTTTCATAAATACTACATTAGCAATACTATCTCCATCTTTTAATTTAATAGCTTGAGTACCTGTTGATTTTTTAATTGATTTATATTCACTTAATAAAGTTTTCTTAAATAAACCTTGTTTAGTTATAAACACTACATATTCTGCATCCGTATCTCTATCTAAACTTGATGCCGCTATAACTTTTTCATCAGCATCCATATTCACTAAACTAGCTAAATTTTGTCCTTTTGAAACATTTGTTCCAATAGGAAGTTTATCAACTAATATTTTATACATTTTTCCTTTGTTAGTAAATACTAATAAATTATCAATAGTATTAGTCTTTATAGTAGTTAATATTGCATCATCTTCAGATTTGATACCTTTACCATTTCTTCTTTGTGTTCTAAAACTTGATTTAGGAATACGCTTAACATCTCCTGTTTGAGATACCATAACAACTACATCTTCAGGAATAACAGTAATTATTTCTTTATCTTCTTTTGGAATATCAATTTGTGCTAATTCAGTTCTTCTCTTATCTCCATACTTCTTAACTAAATCAGATAATCTAGTTCTTATAGTAGAAACTTGAGCATCTTTATTATTTAATAAATATTTATAACCATCTATATCATGTTCTAATTGAGCCTTTTCTTCATTTAATTCAATTTTTTCTAATTTAGCTAAACTACCTAATCTCATAGCTACAATAGACTTAGCTTGAGCTTCTGTGAATTTATATTCTTTAACTAAACCATCTTTTGCGGCAGCACTTGATTCAGACTTTTTAATAAATGCAATTATATTATCTATATCTTCTAATGCTTTTATTAAACCTTCTACAACTTCAAGACGGGCCTCTGCAGCTTGTAAATCAAATTTAGTTTCTTTAATTAAACATTCAATATTATGATCTAAGTATAATTTAATACAATCTTTTAAATTAACTTCAGTTGGAGTTTTGTTTATTAAAGCAACTTGATTATATGAAAAACTACTTTGTAAATCAGTTTTTGTAAATAATTTATTAGCTATTGTATCTGGATTAATTCCTTTTGCACACTCTACAACTATTCTTAAACCTTTTTTATTACTTTCATTTCTAATATTTATTATATCAGGAATGTCGTTTTCTGCTACTTCACCTATTTCCGCAATAAGTGCTTCAGTGGAAGTTCCATATGGTATTTCATAAAATACTATATTCTGACCTTCTGTTTTATATTTAGCTCTAACTTTTACACTACCATGTCCTGTTTTCATAATAGATGGAATATCATTCATATTAATAATTAATCCACCTGTTGGAAAATCAGGACCTGGTAACATTGGTTCTTTACCATCAATATAATCATATATAGCTGTAGCTACTTCACATAAGTTATGTGGAGCAAAATTACAAGCCATTGCAACCCCTATACCTGTGTTAGGATTACATAATAAATTAGGGAATATAGCAGGTAATGTAATTGGTTCTTCTGCATCTTCAGAATAATTAGGAATAAATTCTACATTTCTTTTTTTAATTCCTTTTAACATACCATCTTCCGCAAGTTTTGATAATCTTGCTTCTGTATAACGCATATGGGCTGGACCATCACCATCAATATTTCCATTAGATCCATGCCAATCTATAAGTGGATATCTCATAACCCAAGGTTGAGATAATCTAACAAGAGCTCCATATATAGAAGAATCTCCATGTGGATGATAAGTACCCATTACATCCCCGACAATTTTTGCTGATTTAACATGAGGTTTACTAAATGTATAACCTTTTTCAAAAGCTCCCCATAATATTCTACGGGCTACTGGTTTTAAACCACAAGTCGCATCTGGAATAGCACGATCTGTGTTAACTGCAACAGCATATTCAATAAAGTTTGTACTTAACTCATTTAAAATATCATTATTCTGCATTGTATGTAGCCTCCTTACTATGTTCTTTTATAAAATCTTTTCTAGCAACAATAGCAGTTCCCATTAAATCATTAAATAGTTTATCTGCGGCAGCCATATCTTCAACTGTTATTTGTTTAATAATTCTGTTATTAGGATCAGTTAGTGTTTCTTCAGTTTCATCAACCGACATTTCACCAAGACCTTTCATACGATTAACAGTTATTTTTTTATCGCCAACTGTTTTTTTAAATTCTTCTAATTCTTCATCATTTTTAATATATTTATATTCTTTTCCTATTGTTACTTTATATAATGGTGGAACACCAGCATAAATATAACCATCTTCAATTAGTTGAGGACAGAAGTTCCATATAAATGTATAGAATAAATTCTTAATATGAGCGCCATCTACATCGGCATCTGATTCAATTATAATTTTACCATATCGAAGACTATTTTTATCATAAGTCACTTGCATAGTTTTAGTATCAATATATAATCCAAATGCATCTATCATTGTCATAATTTCTGCATTCTTTTGTATCTTATCTAAACTTGCTTTTTGTGTGTTTAATATTTTACCACGAACAGGCATTACTGCTTGGAATTCATTATTTCTAGCTGATTTTAAATTTCCTGAAGCTGAATCACCCTCTGTGATATATATTTCACATTTACTTCTATCTTTTGAATAACAATCTGCTAATTTACTATCAAATTTAAGAGCTTTTTCTTTTTTCTTATTGTTTTCTCTAACTCTTTCTCGTGCAGATTTAGCTGCTTCTCTTGCTTTACGTGCGGCTGCAGCTTTATCAAAGATTACTTTTATTTCTTTTTCATTATTAATTAGCCAATATTGTAATTGTTCAGCAATTGCCGCACTAAAATTACTCATATCTAATTTAGTTACTGTTGATTTAACTTGAGCATCATATGCAACATTAGGAGCTGTCATATTAAATACTATATACATACCCTCTTGTATATCATCTCCAGTTAAATTTTCTTCTTTATCTTTTAACCATTTTTTATCTTTAAAAAATTTATTAAATTCTCTTGTTATAATAGTTTTAACTTGAGTGATATGAGGACCTTTCTCTGTTAAACCTGTATTAACATAAGGTACAAGAGTAAGTGAATAATTAGATGTATAAGTTAATACCATATCTAATTTTTCTTTTCTTTCTTCATATTTCATATTAAATCTATTAACAATAATTTCTTTATTTTTAACAGCTTCATCAACTAAATCATTAATACCATTTTCTGAATAATAAATAGTTTGTTCTCCATCAATAGTTAAAGTCATTTTTAACCCAGGACATAAACAAGTTATTGTATTAAATAATTCTTTTATTTTATTAATTTCTACTGTTGTATGAGTAAAAAATTGTTCACTAGGTTGCCATCTTACAAGAGTTCCAGATGGGATTAATGGATCCTCTCTTACAACTCTATCTTTAAATACACCTTCTTCAAATCTAATAAATTCAGATTTATTATCTCTCCAAGTTTGAACTTCTAACCAGTGAGATAAAAAAGTAGTGATTTTTGATCCGATACCAAAACTACCTAATGAAGTTCCTTCATAAGTTCCATCTTCACGATATTTGCCAGAAGTATTAAGAACACTGAAAGCTGCTTCTAGAACGGTTTTACCATCTTCTCTTTTTTCATTTACTAAAAAACCTTGACCATAATCTTTTACAGATATAATATCTTTATTAATATCAATATCTATTTCATTACCATGACCTAATCTAAATTCATCAACAGCATTAGAAATTATTTCTACAAGTAATTGAGTTGAATATGTAGTATCACCAGCATATACACCCGGTTTTAAACGAGTAAACTCTAATGGAGATAATGACTCAATTGAATCTTTTGTATATAATTTATTATCAGCCATAATTTTCTCCTTTCATAAAATCTTCTATATTAATTATAATAAAATTTTCCTTTAAAATCAAAAAATTACTCTATAGAGAGAGTAATATTATTTTCTTTTAAAATTTTAGCTAATTTTGTAGCATTTCCGCTTCGTTCTGCAACTGCGTAAGCGTCAGCTAATTCATTTCCTAATTCATTATTATGACCTGCTATTTTATATACTCCATAATTTGGGAATTCTTTTTTAGCATATTCATATAATTTTAATATTAAATCTAAATTTTTAACTTGCTCTTTAGAACTATTAATCCAATTATTGCGCGCCCAATTGTGAATCCATTCATTAAAAATATTTACTACATATGAACTATCACAATAAATAACCACATCACAATTTTTATATTTAGTTACCGCTAATTCAAGAGCTTGAAGTAATCCTTTTATTTCCATACGATTATTAGTTGTTTCAACTTTTTGAATCAAATGTCCATCCATATAAGTTTCTTCTCCGCCAGTATAAGCATCATATATAGTATTAGTTTCTCCATCATATCTAATACAACTTCATGCTCCTATTCCAGGATTTCCACTACATGCTCCATCTGTATAAAGTCTTATCAATGGTTTTTTCATATTTATCATCTCCTAAGAATAAAAGAGCCAATTATTATTCAACTGACTCTTTTTTATTTTGTATTTTATTTAAAAAGTCTTCTTTATCTTTTCTATAATATTTCATTGAATTATATAAATTTTCTTTTATTTTTTGAATATTTTTCTTTTTTATTTGATATTCATTTTTATTAATAAAATATTGTTTTCTTAAATATCTTGCTTCTACAGAGTCTTTTTCATATCCTTTAACTAATGATAAAGTATTAATTAAATTTTCTAATGTATCAACTTTTATTTTTAATAATTTAACTTTTTCTTGTAAATATTTGATTCCTGCACGCATTTCCGCCCATCTACAACCTTGAAATTCTGAAACTATATCTTTATCTTCATCATGTAATTTACAAGTTCCATTAAAAGCACCTAATTCAGTCATAATAGTTGCATAAGAGATTCCATTTTCATCAAAATAAGTATCTAAAGTTTTTATTTTTTTCATTTTATTTCTCCTATTCTTTTATTTAAATCTATATAATTTGAACTTGGTATAAAAATTCATAATATTAATCAAAATCAAAAATTTAAAGGTACAGTTTTATCAAGAAATTCTGCAACTTGTATATTATTAATTAAAAAATTAATATCTAATATATCAATAATTCAAATAATTAAAATTAAAGTTTTAAAAATTTTAAACATTTTCTTTTCTCCTATCTTATTTTTATTATAGAAAAAAAATTATTGTTTATCAAGTTGTTCTTTAAACATCTTAATATCATCAATAATTTCGTTTAATTCTACAGGATAATTATAATGTGCATCTAATGATACATTATACATATATGGATTATTATTATAAAATCTTTTGTCTGAATGTGTATGTCCATGTAAATTAATTAAATGTTTAGCCCATGCTTTTTGATCATCATAATTTGCAGTAATTACAGGATAATGGCATAAAAAGAAATAATTTTTTTCAAATTTTTCTTCTCTTGCATAATCTATTGTTTCAACATTAGGACAATGTAAATATAATACAGCTCTTGTTTCTGTATCATGATTACCAAGAATAATGTGAATATGTCCTGATAATCTTTTAATACAATTAAGTCCATATTCATTATCACCAAGCATTAAATCTCCAAGAACATATACATCATCATCATAATCTACTACACTATTCCAATTGCGGATAACCGCCTCATCATGTTCTTGACTAGATTCAAAACCTCTTGGACCCCATAAAAATTCTTTATTATGACCAAAATGTAAATCTGAGGTAAACCAAATTTTTCTTTTTTTATAATAATCATAAAAATTATTTTTCATTGGAATACTTAATTTTTTAATTGCTTCTTGTTCACTTTTTTTAAATTCTTCATCAGGGTATATTCCATTTTCTATAAAATATTTAACTAATTCTTTCATATTAATCTACCTCCTTTTTATACCATATATGTAAATCATAAAATTTATCAATAAAAGTATAATATTTTAAATGACATTCAAACCAATCAAACATTTCTTCTCTTGAATAAAAATGTCCACCAAGCGCACAATTATTTCCATATTTTATTTCAAAAAACCACATATTATTTAATCTCCCATATTTCATCAAAACCTTCTTTTTTTGTAGGTTTTTCTATTGAATTAAACATATTAATTACTGCATCTTCAGGGACAAAAGCGCGTCCTGTTCTTTGAGCATTTTGATTTAATATAATATTTA